GTGAGTAATATGGATGATACAACTGCTTACGTAAGGGAGTTCGTACGGCGTGAACTCCCATTAGTGACGACGTTCCTTCTTAAGAAAATCGACATCAAAGATGGTGATATCTTACAAGAACTCTATGAAGCCGACGATATCGCTGAAATGTCTGAGAAATTCTTCAGGGAATTTAACGTGCAATCTAAAGGTTTTACGCTTAACTCGTACTTTCCCTGGAAAACTCCTTCGTGTTTTTCGCGCAAGCCGGAGAATCAGGGCAAAAAGCCCCTTACCCTGGAAATGTTTATTGAGTCTGCAAATGCGGGATGCTGGCTGTTCGAATAACTGACATAAGGGCGATATGCTTTGCCTGTTTGTCTTCCAGTAAACGACAATCGGATGCGGGGTCCGACCCGACTATCTAATCGCAGCCAATTTAACAGGTGCATCAGGTGCCATATTGTCGCTGTTCCAAATACTAAACAAAAAAAAGACCGAATACTAAACTCGGCCTTTTAAATCATTAAGTTAGCTTGCATGAAGGCGATCAAATGGCTACACATAATGACTTGGTACTTTTAGAGCTGATTCAAACACTGCTGGATAGGTATAGCTCGCTCTTTGGCATACTCGAAACTGTCGAGCCTTGATTTCAAACTCTGCTCTGTAGCAATAAAATCGTTGAGCCTATACAAAGATACTCCCCTGAGATATCGCCCCACGGCAATGGTCATATCTTTTTCACCCGTTTCGTTATACTCTCCACCGGAGGGTATCTTTCCTTGTAACTCAATATACTTCATAAAATTATTTATTAATGATTGAATGAAATTATCAATATCATTTGAATAAATAGAAAAAAACTCCCCTCGATGGCGATTATCTGGCCCGGGATAGTAATATTCTATTTCCCATCTAGACTTATTAACCTTGAGTGTGCCACCACAAGGAAGTTTTTCCTGATAGAACTCATCATACATATTAAGCTCACTATTTAAATAAAAAACGTAGCCTATAAATCAACTTTCTAACACAGCTGCCCATTCATATGGATCCATAGATTCACCAGTATCACGTACAATGATGTCACCCTCAATGCGGTCAAGCCGGAACGTCCTGAATTTACGGGCAGCATGACAGTAACCCTCAACGTACTGACCATCAAAACTTTTGACATCAACCTCACGGAACCGGCTTACGCCTTCAGCGTTCACATAATTGAAAGCAACCTCATTTAAGCCTTTTGAATTTGAAGATTTTGCAAAGTTTTTGGAGCGATAAAACTGCTGAGTTTCGTCTTTTTCATCTTGATCATTAAAGAAACCTAGAGTGTCTTTATGTCCACCTGAAGCATCTAAATAGTTTTTTTTTGGTTCTTTATATCTGTAATTGCAATACAGCTGTATAACGCCGCCAATCAGCAGCATTATTACTATCGCAGGCGATTGATTTTCATCATTAGCTGCTGAACCACCAGTAGCTAAGAAGTAAAAGCCGGCGAATAACGACTTAAAGAATTTATTAGCATTGCTCTGCTGCTTTATACATATGCTGCGTACAGACCATGCACCTAAAATCAATCCTAATAGTGCTAATATTGTTGGCATATCCCTACCCTTTTAGAAGTTATAATCCATAGTTAAAATAACCTTCCCTGCTGCACTGACCTCTTCAGCCCCACATGTAAAGGTAGTAGCTTTATTAGAAACGCTAATTTTTCGCCCAGGTAGCAATGCAATATCGTAAACGTCGTACTTTCCATCAATACCGAGTAACCATCGGCCATTGCTGATCTCAGTAACTCCAGTGTCAACAATCCATGATCCGACATTGCTGAAAACGTAAAGCGGTTCGATTATCCCGTGTGGGATAAAACTTAAGTCAATACTCCAACTGGCAGCATCCTGAAGAACCCCTGCCGTTAAGTTTTTACGAGGAATGATAGAGGCCGCGATAGTTTTATCGTTACTTTCAACATTCATCCCCTTTCCTGTGGCGAGCCACAACAATGGGACGCCAGTATCAAGTGCGCATGCCACAACCACATCACCAGGAAAATAATCCCGCCGGACCCATGTGCTAACAGTTCCTGATGAAATATCGAGAAGTTCACAAAGCTGTTTCTGCAGTGTGAAGCCGTAAGCATCCATGATTCTGCGAAGCACTGGCCTGCCACCATTGGACATTATTTCTTCGTAGAGAGCCTTGCCTCTGCCAAACGGTTGAGAATCATTGGAACTTGCTTTTGCAAGCTCACCGTTCACCAACCATTGTAAATCGGCTCCTGTATCCAGGGCGCACTTAATTATCGAGTTACCCGGTACGCTGTCACGCTGAGTCCACCCACTAATGTTATTGGCAGGGATACCTAATGACAGAGCCAACTCTTTTTGAGTTTTGACCCCGTAAGAAGACATCAATCTTTCAAGCACTTCGGTACTTTTACCCATTTCATCAATCATAAAAAACACCATTAGGTGATAAATAATCATTTACCTAATCGCTTTTACGATCTAAAGTGCATTCACACCACATGAAACACCATAGAACGAAACGACACAAAGGAGATACTGCGATATGCATACTCAAAATGCAAATAACCAGAACGCATTTGACTTAAACCAATCACCTGAACTGATCGCAAACATTACTTCAGCGCTAATGCCTGTACTCAGTGCCGCCGTTAATGCCGCTGTTGAAAAAGCAATGGTATTAAGCACATCAGCAACAATGTCTAAAGATGATTTTGCAGCAGCAAACGGTATTAGCAAGTCAGTATTAGAAAAATGGATTGCCAATGGCGTTGTGTTGCTTGCCCCTACTCCTTCAACCACTTACAAGCAAAATCGTAAAAACAAGAAAACAGGTGAAGTTAAAGAAACCACCATGACAAAACATGGTAACCCGCTGATTAACGTGGCTGCGTGGCGCGAGAAGAATCGCCAACACGCTCTTAACTGCCGTTACATCAAACCTTAACTTGATTATGCAAGCTGAAGGAACGAACTCCATGTTTGATTTTCAGGTTTCCCAACAATCGCACTATGAAAATGCCTGCCGGGCTTTTGCCTCTCGCCACAACATCCGTGAGCTGGCCGACAAGGTTGGTATGAATCAGCAGACTTTACGCAACAAGCTTAACCCCGATCAGGTGCATCAGCTTACTGCACCAGAAATTGCAATGCTGACCGATGTTACCGAAGACGCCACGCTGATCGATGGCTTGCTGGCGCAGATGAAGTGCATGCCAGCCGTACCAGTGAATGAAGTAAAAGCCGAGCGCATGACGCATTACGTTATGCAGGCAACTGCTGAGCTGGGGAAAGTTGCTGCTGCAGCCGTATCCGGCGAAAGAATGACAGCCTCACGCACAAGCGCTTTCATGGAAAACGTTAACGCAGGCATTCGCTGCCTGTCGCTTATCGGCTTAACCGTTCATGCGCGTGTCCAGTCAAACCCGTCTCTTGCCAGCACCGTTGATGCAATCAGCGGGATAGGCGCGTCAATTGGCCTGAGCTGAGGTAAACAACATGATTTCCTTTGCATCATTGCTTAAGCGTCAGAATCCGTCACCTGCTTACGGTCACGGCTGGATTATGGGAAAAGACGGAAAGCGCTGGCATCCAAGTAATGACCAGAAAGCTCTGCTGCGTGGGCTGACACAGAAACAAAAGCCAACGCTCAAATTCATTCTTAAGGTTGGGGGTTAATATGGGGCGCACCGCACTGGCAGTAACCGCCGGGCAACTGGCAAAGCCATTTACGCAAATTCACCTTGTGCATGCCCGTGTTGATACCGTTGAGAGAATGTCTTTCAGCGAGTTTCAGCGGGCGTGGCGAAAAATGCGTAAGAACAATGACAACCCAGCGCTGCGTTATTTCAACCGCCAGAATGAAGAGTTTAAATTCTGTGTAATGACCCTGGCAAATCGCGATCGCCCGACAACATTCAGGCAGGATGAAATAGGCAGGCCGTTTGAAAGTTTCACTGAGACTCAGCGCGAAATGATTATCAGGGCGATGAATAAAATGTGTCGCTGGGGACGTATTCTCCCCCGTCAGTTTTCAGTCGCAGACAGTTTTTTACCTGAATAAATAACCAACTTATAAATCAATGGCGTAAACACGCCGGGCATTCTTTTGCCTTAAATAAGGAAAGTATATGGAACTCACGCCCCCCAAAGAAATTGAAGGATTTTATGAAAATTCTTTAGATGTAATGTTACGTGATGTGCGGCTTGACGAACAACGCAACCGGGCCGAATTAATGGCTTCCAGATTGAATGTTCTGGCATGGAAAATTAGTAGCGGAGAGTTAAATCACTCTGAAGCTGCAGAGCTGTTACGTAATGAATCGGAAAAAATTCAGCGTCAGGCACAGGAGCTGCACTAATGGCTGATTCTATGGATATCGTCCAGGCCCGCGTAGAGGAAGAGCTAGCCCGCAACGTTGCCAACGCAATCCACCGCCCCGTCAGAGTTAGCGAGTTTTTCTGTCTGGAATGTGGTGAGGAAATCTCTGAAGCGCGCCGCCGTGCAATCCAGGGCGTTGAGCGTTGCGTCACCTGTCAGGAAATCACTGAGCTTAAAAGCGCCCATTACAAGGGGTGCTGATGATGAGAATCAAAATAAATAGCTCTCATGTTATCTCAGTTGCCCCGACAGGAGCGCTGGCGTTAGGGCGTCTGGCATGGCGGCAGGTTGGTGCAAACCGATTTCATGTGCCGGAAGTATTGGCGATTTATGAATCTGAGATTTTGCTTGCCCGCGACCTGATCAGTGACTGCATTGGGATTTCTGTACATCGCGGTGAGATTAATAATGCGGGTGATATGGCTGAATTATTTAACCGCCTGTTACCCCTTTGCACTGCTGCTACTCATGATTTGGCACCCCTGCGAGAAAGAACGAAGCAGGAATATGAAAACAGAAAACACAATGAGGCCAACCAATGAATGGAACCGTTTTGAAGTGGGCGGGCAGCAAGTCCCGCATCATGTTAGAAATTAACAAGCACCTGCCAGTGGGTAATCGCCTTGTGGAACCTTTTGCAGGTTCGTGCGCAGTGATGATGAATACAGATTACCCGGCTTATCTGGTGGCTGACGTAAATCCTGATTTGATTAATCTGTATCGTCAAATTAAAGATTTCCCGCAGCAGTTCATTATCGTAGCCAGTCGTGCATTTTCTGAAAATCGTTCAGGTGAAAGCTATTATAAAATCCGTGAGATTTTCAATCATCATCTTGGCCTTCCATTGTTAGAGCGTGCCGCATATTTCCTGTATCTGAATCGCAATGGATATCGTGGCATGTGTCGTTATAACCAAAAGGGAAACTTCAACGTTCCGTTTGGTCATTATGATGAGCCTTATTTTCCTTTGGATGAAATCAAAGCTTTCGCAGAAAAGGCAGGGCGCGCCACGTTTATATGCGCTGATTTTACTGAAACGCTGGATATGTTGAACGCTGGCGATGTGGTTTATTGCGATCCTCCATACGACGAAACGTTTGCTGAATATCACTGCGGCGGCTTTGGTAAAGATAAACAGTATGAGCTGGCATCGGTTCTGAGTGAGGTAGCTAACCGTCACCCGGTCATAGCATCGAATAGCAACACCAGGCTCGTTAAAAGCTTGTACCGTCAGTTTGACCTTCATCAGATTACGGCCCCGCGTAGCATTGGCGTTGCGGCTGGAAAAGGTAAAAAAGCTGAAGAGCTAATCTGTGTTAGCCGTGAATGCGGCACCGCTATTAAGCATGCAAACCCTGCCGTGTATCCTGGCATAATCAATGGTGCACGTGCATGACGCAGGAATTTGCCTACCCGTGGAACGCTCCACGGGAGGCCATCGCCAGCCCCTATCTCACATATGACCAAATCCACCGCCGCGATCAGCTGATTGCGGCTGTTTCGCATGCGCGCGAATTACTGGAAGGTCAGCCCGCGCTTGTCCGTATCGACGTTAATCGCCGCCTTGCCGAACTGGAAAGAGAAAGTGGAGTTCAGCGAGCCAATGCCTACTTAACGAAAACTTTCGTTGAGCGGACATTGCCACGCCTTGAGCTTGTAAATGCACAGTATCGCCTGGGTGAAATGACTAAAGGGAGCTTTACGATGTTGACTGATAACGCCGGAAATAACAGTAGGGCAGCAACCGCTGCCGGTACGCTTTGGGAACTGATGAGAAGATTTAACCGCCTGCCGGAAATGGCCCGCGCCGATGTTGATCTGCTGGCGGGTGATGTCGCCAGTTTTATTTTGTCAGAAATGGTCCAGGCACATGCTCAGTACGTTGACGAGTCAGACTATAAATACACACACCGCATCTACATGATGGCGGCCGGCATCACGCGTGAATTGAAGCAAACCCCTCCCCTTTGGGAAAAAGTAACCTCGCGCTTATTTGATCCCGAAGAAGTGACACCGGCCATTATGCGTATGCAGATGGAAAAATGGTGGAAAGGCCGCCTGCGCCGTATAGCTGCATCATGGCGTGAACATCTTCAGATCGCCCTTGCTAACGTCAGCAAAAAACACACCCCTTACGCCAGCAGCATGACGGTTATCGAATGGCGTGAGCAGAAGCGTCGCACCCGCGAATTTCTAAAGGGACTGGATTTGGAAAACGAGGAAACCGGGGAGCGCATAAGCCTGATCGAAAAATTCGACGGCAGCGTGGCAAATCCGTCTATTCGCCGTGGTGAGCTGATGAACCGCATCAGCGGCTTTGAGAAAATCTGCAATGATATGGGTTACGTAGGCGAGTTTTATACTGTTACCGCCCCATCCCGCTATCACGCAACAATCAAAACCGGTCACCGTAACCGCAAATGGAACGGAGCCAGCCCCGCTGATACGCAGCGGTATCTCTGTAACGTCTGGCAGAAAGTACGCGCGAAACTTCATCGTGAAGACATTCGCATTTTTGGCATTCGTGTTGCTGAGCCTCACCATGACGCAACGCCGCACTGGCACATGCTGATGTTCATGCTTCCTGAGAATGTTGAAAGGGTCGGTCAGATTCTGCGTGATTACGCTTATCAGGAAGACAGCAGCGAGCTGACCACTGACAAAGCCCGAAAGGCACGATTCCATGCTGAGGCCATCGATCCAGATAAAGGCAGCGCTACCGGTTATATAGCTAAGTATATTTCCAAGAATATCGACGGTTACGCTCTTGATGGCGAACTGGATGATGAAAGCGGTAAAGAGCTTAAAGAGACTGTGCCTGCCGTTTCGGCCTGGGCTGCACGTTGGCACATCCGCCAGTTTCAGTTTATTGGCGGTGCGCCGGTGACGGTATTTCGCGAACTTCGCAAAATGGCAGATAGCGAAACTGCACACGGGTTGAGTGTTGAGTTTGGGACGGTCCATGATGCGGCTGACGGCGGAAAATGGGCAGAGTATGTAAATGCTCAGGGCGGCCCGTTTGTTAAGCGTGACGATTTGGTTGCCCGTAACTGGTATCAGACAAGCCAGGACACCAATGAGTACGGAGAAGAAATTACCCGCATTCAAGGGGTGTACGCACCTTCAGTCGGCGACGACACGCCTATCTTAACCCGCCTTACCAAATGGAAGATTGTTTCAAAAATCGCCGTTGATTTGGGGGTTGACCTTAAGGGTGCGAATGCGCCCTCTCGGAGTTCTGTCAATAACTGTACGGGGAGATCGGGATGTGAGGATCTGACGCAGCCGGACGTTATGCCGAATATGGACTTTGACCATATGCCCAGGATAGAACGGCGCAGTTTATTGAGGAGATTGGCCAGTGAACGGCCGGAGAAAGCGGCAAAAGCCTTCAGGCGCTCCGACAAAGTGGAAGCTGCATGCGTCAGGGTAATCGACCAAATCAGAGAATTGACGGGTGAAACCATCAGCCGTGGGTTAGCTACGCGTCTTATCAGCGGCGTAGATACTAAAATCGCAGGGGAATGGTGTCGGAGCGCCAGTAATGGCGAGCTGTTCCGTGCACCCAGACCGATTTCATTCACAGAACTGTTAGCCAGACTTCATGATCTGCGTGTAATGGCCGCAACATGAAATCATGGGCATTCTCAACTAGCACAGGTTAAGGCATATCAAGAGCTGCGAGCTAACATATTGTGGTAGAACAATATTTATCAGGATAATCAGAAGGGTAAAAGTTAAGGATCATCTTAACAAAATCCTTTCAATCCACTAAAGTGGCATGATACTGTATATAAACACAGTGTTTTTATAGGGAGGGAATATGCAGCTGGACGAAGTAAACGCCATGCATAAAAAAATGGCGTGCGTACGTTTTATTGCCGAGGTTTCGTTGATAGCGAACTGCAAACCAACCGATTATGAGCTGGCACTAACCATCATTGCTGACCTGACTAATTCGCAGCCATGCAATGAAGATAGTGATGGCCTTTTTTACTCGGCTAATTAGCCTAGATGGAGATTGCAATGCAAGTTGAATTCACCCTCTACCATCAACACAAACTAAGCCTAGGAACAGTTAAAGGCCTTACCGGTTTCCGCCTCCTCCGCTTTACTTTATGACCCGCTTTTGGCCACCCGAAGTGGTGGCCTATAGCCATGCATGCCTACACTGCATGGATCTGCATGCGGGAAACTTGGATCTATACCCTCCCCCACGCCTTGTACGACGCTGCTTTCAGAGGATCGTGCAGTTGCATGAAATGAGGTCACTAAAGCGGGCAGGCGTGGCGGGGATAGCATTGCGCGCAAGGGTATAAACATGCTTATATAGTAATGTGAATTTTTCCTTTCGGAACTATGAACTTAGAATTTTCTCTAACGTGTCCCTTTAAAACTTTCAGTTAGCTTAATCAAGACTTAACTCAAACATAGGAAAATACATGTATCTTAAGAGTATTAACATAGATAATGTCGGTGCTATTAAAAAGTTAATTATCGATTTACCATTTAATAAAGATGGCAATCCTGAACCAATTATTCTGGTCGGAAGAAATGGTTCAGGAAAAACATTGGTGATGTCAAGCATACTTGATTCACTAATTCAAATAAAAAGAAATTTCTTCCAGGAAATACCTGAAGTTAAAGAAAACAATTTCTATAAAGCAGGTAAGAAAGATTACATTTCAACCGGCGAGTCATACAGTTTTATCAACTTTCAATATATTAAAACTGATACTTCCTTAATAACGTATAGAGATATCGCCACTCATACTCCCGCTGAAACAAGAACACTCCTTCAACATTACGGCATTAATTTCCAGCACGACTTTGATGATAACGGATTTCATAGGGAGGTAGCTGGGGATTTTAAAGGTATTTTTGGAAGTGAACTCATTCTTTACTTTCCAGTGAATAGGTATTATTCCCCTGCATGGCTCGTCGAGAAAGATGATGTGAGAATCAAAACTACAGAGAAATATGTAGGCAAAGACAACAGTAACATTATAAAAATGGATGTGATAAATGAAGTTGAGTCATGGATTTTAGATGTAATTTTAGATAGAAGTTTATATGAGCAACAAACAAAAATAACTCAACTTTATGAAAAAAAAGGTGATTCCTATACATTAGTTAACATTCCTATGATGACATCCATACCAGGAAGAAATACTGGAATTGTCAATGAAATAAATAAAATATTGTTCACCATGCTAAAAGTAAAACTACCCGACATTGACTCTGCTCGATTCGGAATATCTTCAAAAGAAAGCGGCCGTAGAGTTTCTATTATAGTTGGTTCGGGTGGTGTTGAAACAACAATCGCTCCTACATTTAGTCATCTTTCCTCTGGAGAAACAATGATTGTCGCATTATTCTGCTCAATTATAAGAGACTATGACAAAATAGGGAAAAGTAATTTATTAGACACAAAGGAAATAAGAGGATTAGTTGTAATTGATGAAATTGATTTAAATTTACACATAGAATACACAAAAGATGTCTTACCAGAAATGTTGAGGTTATTTCCTAAAATACAATTCATTATGACATCTCACTCGCCATTTTTCTTGGTAGGTATGAAGGAGGCTTTTGGTAGTAGTTACACCGTCTTTAACATGCCAAATGGTGAGATAATTAATGAAAGCGATTTTAGCGAAATGAAGAAGGCATATAGCATATTTATAAAAGAGTTTGACGAATTTAGTGAAACTCTCGACAAGGTAAAGCTGGAGTTATTAAAAGGTGAAAATCCAATTATAGTTACTGAAGGTAAAACCGACTGGCGCCATATTAAAAATGCGCTCTACTCACTTCAAAGTAGAGGCGAATATTCTGAGATTAAAATCGATTTTCATGAATATGATGATGATTCATTTTCGGATTCTAAACTCAACACTTTTCTTGAAAATATTAAGCTCCTCAATAACAACAGAAAAATAATAGGTATATTCGATCGAGATGAAGGTCATGGAAAACAATATGCTAAAAACACTTTAAACGAATTAGGGAATAACGTTTTTGCCGTTTCAATTCCACAACCTAATTTTCGCTCCTATCATGAAGGAGTGTGCATCGAGCTGATGTACAGAGATGAAGATCTTCTTCGCGAAGATGCTAATGGCAGAAGGATATACTTATCCAGTGAGTTCAATACAATCGGCAGGCTTGTTGATGATGTAACAATTGGAGTATCCAATGCATCTAAGACTAAAAGCTTCCTTTCAAAATCCAAAGAAAAGATTGTAGACTCAGAAGTCTATGATAATGAGTCCAATAGTTTAGCCCTGAGTAAAATTAATTTCGTAAGAGCGATTGAAAATAAAACCCCTCCCTTCGACCAAGTTGATATCAGTTCTTTCTCTCCATTATTCGATATTTTGCGAGAAATAATTCAGCGATAAAAAATGGCCCGTCCGGGCCATTGCTTAAACATCGAGCATATATCCATTGAATTTAATGGCTTCTATCCCTAGCCAATTATTTATTTCCTTCATTCGCTCCTGGAGAGGCGTCAATTCATTCCTCACAAACACTTGTGCCGCCTTAATAACATCACCAAACCCGCCAGTATTATCCGGGATAATACCCATCATCTGAGGTGGCACCCGGTGAGCCGCTAGCAGGTCGTCTCGGCTGGCCTTTTTGATATTAAAAAAGTCATCCTTAGTTGCGACTTCACTCAGTGGCAGAATCTTGATCCCGTCGGGCTTGCCGTTTGGGGCGTACATGAACAGGTTGCGAAAATTGCCAACGCCTTTTGTATCCCTCATCGCCTTGCGCATCTGCTCTATGTCGCTGCTGCTTTGCGCCGCATCTGTCATGTAAAGAATGTAACCCGCGTGCGCACCGTTCTGATAATACTTGCGCCGGTAGAGTGTTGCGGCTTCATTCAGCCAGGCTGAGTTGAGCGCGCTCAGATATTCAGGCAGGCCATAGATTTCCTGATTAACGTCCGGCTCCAGCAGGTGAAACACGCTGCCCGGTTCAAAGCGGTGCGCGTCCTTCCAGTCGTTGATAAACCAGAACACATCATCTTCAACGCCGCGCCGGGTGAATTTCGCCGGTGAGCATTCAACCCGGAACCCTTTGCCCAGCGTGTTTTTTCTCAGTTCAGGGAAGGCATTACCAAACGTCAGATAATCCAAAATGATGCGGCTGAATTCTTGCTGACTGAGCATCGGGTGTGGGATGTATGTAGACAGCAAAATATTACGCTTAACATAAATCGGCGAACTGTGATGAACGGCAGCCCGCAGGCTTTTAGCCAGGCCGTTGAAACTGACCGGTGGCTCATACCAGCGGCCATTACTGAGACATTCTGCGTAGTCCAGGATTTCCCGCTTATCCAGCACAGGGATCGGCTCACCAAAGCTGAAAGCCTCGGCATGTTGCAGGTCTGGTTTTACCGGCTGAGACTGATTTTCAAATGCCTTGCGGCCCCTGCGCTTACTCATCTTTATCCCCTGAACCGGTGCATTCATGAATGAACGTGCAGACATGGAGTTTTCTATAACTCTCAGGTGTCAGACTTCCGCGCAGCGCGGTCATGAGGTCTTTAATCTCACTTTCTTTCAACTCAGGAAACATCGGATTAAGCGCCTGAGTTTCCGGGGTGCAGGTTGTGACATTCAGCATTAATAAAACTCCACAAAGTTAGGACTCTGGCCGCCATCGGCGGCGGTGAGCGGTTCGTTTAAAAGCGCGTGCATGATTGCCCAGGCAACGTCAGCATGGCTGGCCTCTTCACTGCGACTGGCCTCATAGGTAGAACGGTTTCCGCTGGCGGTCATCGTTTTGCGGATAGCCATAAATGACTGCGTGATATCGGTATTGCCCGCGTCGTATTCCAGGCGCCCGCTGCTGATGGTGTCTTTGGCTTTCAGCACCATCACGGTTTTCACCTCGGGCGAATACCGGATTTCCCGCGCTGCCGGGAAAAACTGCCGGACAAGCTGAAACACACCCTGGCCGATACCGGTGGCGTCGATACCGATATATTCAACGGTATATTTCTCCGTCAGCTCTTTAATGGATTTGGCCTGCGCGGCAAAGTCCATGCCCCGCCACTGATGGCGCTCAAGCACGCGGAACTTGCCGCCCGCAACCAGCGGCGGGGCCAGAACAGCGCAGCCTGCGCTGTCGCCGGTGTGGGACGGGTCATAGCCAATCCAGACCGGACGGTAATCAAACGGGCGCAGCGCGTAGGGGTTAAAATCAGTCCACTCTTCCAGACTGTCGATCATGCAGGTCTGCAGCTCAGCGAAAGGGAACACGCTGGCCTCATCATCCACAAATTCGCACATCAACAGGTTCTGATATTCAGGCGGGCTGTATTCAAGCGAGAGCTGGTCCAGGTCAAACAGATTGCAGCCGCCGGTCAGCGCATCCTCAACGGTAACAATCTGCCGCCACTGACCGTCAGCGCACAGCGCGCCGCCTGCAAGATGCGAGTGACTGAGATCCAGCTCAACCCGGTCTGACTTATTGCGCCGGCCTTTGTTGAAAAGCTCGCCGGACCAAAACGGATAGGCGCTGTGGGAAAGGCTCGACGGCGTGGAAAAGTACGTGGTGCGCCATTTCTTGTGCAGCGACATCCCACTGGCAACTTTGCGTAGTTCCTGGAATTTCGGTATCCAGAAATATTCATCCAGATACAGGTTGCCGGTGTAGCTCTGCGCCGTGCGTACGTTGGTCCCAAGGAAAATCAGGCGTGCGCCATTTGGCAGCACAATCGGATCGCCCTTCAGGTCAACGTCAACCTGCCGGGAAAAGTCGATGATGTAATTTTTGAAAACGTGGGCCTGCGCCTTGCTGGCTGAGAGGAAAATCTGATTGCGGCCCGTCACCAGAGCATCAATCAACGCTTCGCGGGCGAAGTAGAACGTTGCGCCAATCTGGCGGGATTTGAGGATGTTGCGGATACGGTGAGCCAGCCCGGCCTTGTGCCAGTGCAGCTGATACTCAAAACAGTTATCCATAAAAAGCGACGTCAGTTTGTCCGTAGCCTCTTCGCTGAACTCGTTTTTAATCACCGGCTGGCGCTCGCCCCGGTTGCGGTTGCGCACGTTAGGATTGAGATCGGCCTCGCTGCCGGTCTGGCGGTACCGTTCGACGCGGGCAAGCCGTTCAATCTGCCGCCCCAGCGCGTCTATCTCTTTGTAATCACCATTTCCTTTCACCTCTTTCATGATGAGCTGAATCAACCGGGCTTCCATGCTGTTTTCAACGCGACTGATGGGCGCCACGTCTTCCCATGCGTCGCGCAGCTTCCAACTCTGCACGGTTGGCGTTTTCTGGCCCAGCGTTTCCGCTATCTGACGCACGGAGAATCCCTGCCAGTAAAGCAGTGCGGCCTGTCGGCGGGGATCGCTGATGATGGTTGTCGGTGTCGTTTTCATGGCATCAGGCTACCGAGGCCCGCCCTGCCTTGCGCGCTCTCTCTGTTGTGCCAGAAGTGAGCAAACCGGCTTTCGTTGAGTGGCGTTGTGTTCGTGGTGAAACTGGCCGTGACCTGAACCAACCACTCACCGGAGCCTGATTAATGGCAACTAAAGCAAAGCGTTTTCGCATCGCAACTGAAGGCGCAACCACCGACGGGCGCGTGATCTCCCGCAACTGGATTTCGCAGATGGCGAAAAACTACAACCCGGAAATGTACGGTGCCCGCATCAATATGGAGCACATCCGTGGTTACTCTGCCGACAGCGCTTTTCGTCGATTTGGCGATGTGACGGCTGTTGAAGCGGAAGAAATCGCGGACGGTCCACTGAAAGGTAAGCTGGCACTTTATGGCTACATCGACCCCACCGACGAGCTGATCGCTATGTCGAAAGCACGCCAGAAAATCTACACCTCCGTTGAAGTGAATCCCGAATTTGCTGACACCGGCGAGGCCTATCTGGTTGGCCTGGCCGTGACCGACGATCCGGCAAGTCTCGGCACGGAAATTCTGAGCTTCAGCGCGAGCGCTGCAGTAAACCCGCTGACCTCCCGCAAACAGGCTAAAGGCAATCTCTTTACTGCCGCCGAAGAAACTCCGATTGAGTTCTATGAGGAAGCCGATCCCGCGCCGTCCCTTATGGCCCGCATCAGCGCGATGTTCTCTGCGAATAAAAAAGGAAGTGACGCACAGTATGCCGACGTGCACGCCGCCGTCACCCTGATTGCCGAGCAGGTACAGGACGCCGGTGAAAAAGTTGAATCTCATTTCTCCGCGCTTGAAAAGAAACTTTCTGACCGTCTCGACGCGCTGGAGCAGGAAACCACGACCGGCCGCAGTGAAGTCAACGCGCTGACCCAGCAGCTTGAGAAGACCGACGGTAACTTTAACCGCCGTCCGCGTGCCAGCGGTGGCGACGGCAAAATGTCCGTGGAAACCGACTGCTAACCGCTGCCATATGGCAGCAAAGAACGGCCTACCCAATCTCTGATTACAGGAATAACAATGCGCCAGAACACCCGCTTTAAATTTAACGCCTTTCTGACCCGCCTGGCCGGGCTGAACGGCGTGGACACCGGCGATATGGACAAGAAATTTTCCGTAGAGCCGTCCGTCAGTCAGACGCTGATGACCCGCGTGCAGGAGTCTTCTGATTTCCTGACCCGCATCAACATCACCCCCGTTGTGGATATGAAAGGGGAAAAAATCGGCATCGGCGTGACCGGTTCGATTGCCAGCACCACGGACACCGCAGGCGGTGACGAACGTGAAACGGCTGACTTCTCGGACCTGACCGCCGACGGTTACGAATGTACCCAGACCAACTACGACTTCCACATTCGTTACAACCAGCTTGATCTGTGGGCGCGCTATGAAGATTTTCAGGCCCGCCTGCGTGACGCGATTATCAAGCGTCAGGCGCTGGATCGCATCATGGCTGGTTTCAACGGGATTGCCCGCGCCAAAACCTCAAACCGCGCAGCCAACCCGCTGCTGCAGGATGTCGCCGTGGGCTGGCTGCAAAAGTACCGCGCCAACGCACCAAAGCGTGTGATGAGCAAAATCACCGGTGAAGACGGAGAGGTTATCTCCGCTAAAGTCCGGGTCGGCAAAGCCGGTGACTATGCCAACCTTGACGCACTGGTGATGGACGCAACCAACAGCATGATCGAGCCGTGGTATCAGGAAGACCCTGAGTTGGTTGTTATCTGCGGGCGTCAGCTGCTGGCTGACAAGTATTTCCCGCTGGTTAACCAGACGCAGGCGGCAACCGAGCAGCTGGCGGCTGACGTGATTGTGAGCCAGAAGCGCATCGGCAACCTGCCCGCCATCCGCGTGCCGTATTTCCCGGCTAATGCGCTGATGATCACCCGCCTGGATAACCTCTCCATTTACTGGCAGGAAGGCACGCACCGCCGCCTGATTGTGGAAGTGGCGAAGCGTGACCGCATCGAAAATTACGAGTCCATCAACGAGGACTTCGTGATCGAAGATTACGCGGCGGGTTGCCTGGTGGAAAACATCGAACTCGGTGATTTCACCGCTGTTGAAGCCCCAGCCGGAGAGTAATGCATGTTGAGTCCTGCCCAGCGTCACGTTATGCGTCAGCAGGCCGTCGCCGCGTCCCAGCAGGCTGACGGGCCGATGCGCCACGCCAACGGCTATGAGTTGATGTTAATGAAGCTCAATGAAGACAAGCGCCGCCTGAAAAAGGTGCGCTCGATAGAGAGCAAGGCTCAGATGAAACGCGAGATGCTGCCTGGTTATCTGCCGTGGGTGGCAGGCGTACTGAGCGCGGGCAAAGGTGTGCAGGATGCCATCCTGATGACCGTCATGATCTGGCGTCTGGATGCCGGGGATATTCCTGGCGCGCTGGAGATTGCCCGCTATGCCCTGAAGCACGGACTGGTGCCGCCTGATACCTACAAGCGCAACAGCACGGCTTATCTTCTGGCTGAGGACGTGGCCGAGGCGGCAACACGCGCCTGGACGGCAAAAGCGGAAGTCGATATTGACCCGCTGCTGGCAACGCTTGAACTGACGAAATCCGAAGATATGCCGGATGAAGTGCGCGCCAAGCTGCACAAAATCACCGGCTATGTATTTCGCGATATGGGCAGGACTCTGGATGCAATGGAACACCTGAAACGTGCGCTGCAGCTTCATCAGGGCAGCGGCGTTAAAAAGGACATAGAACGGCTGGCAACGGAACTGAAAAAACAGGCCATTGCCCGTCGTTAACGAACGCGCCCCGCGCCGGGCGGCACGGCTGCTGCGATCCGTTTAACGGTATCAATGCCGCCGTCCACCGCCCACCTATTCAGAGGCCCACTATGAGCACGGTAGTCATTCCGCAACCGCGACCGGCAGATACTGCCGAGCCGCCGATTGTTAACACCTTTTTCTGGCCTGACGTGGACCTGCAGCGGCTTCGTGAAACCCTGCGTTATGAGGGAACCATAACGGCGGCACGCCTTCGTCAGGCCGTGAAAACGGCAATCTCCGAAGTGAATGCCGAGCTTTACGATTACCGGGCTGAGCAGATGGCATCCGGCTTTCCGGTGCTGTCTGACGTGCCCGCCGACATGCTCGACGGCGAAAGCGAGAAGCTCACCAACTATTTCGACGCGGTAAGTCATCTCACGGCGGCAACCATCGTTGAACGCTACCGGGGCTATGACGCGAACGGCACGAAAAAGGCCGATGAAATCAAAGCCAGTGCGGATGAATACTGGCGTGATGCGCGTTTCAGCATCAGCAAAATCGCCGGTAAGCGTCCCTGCATCATCGGGCTGCTCTGATGAAAATCTATGCGCTGCAGGGCGAAACCGTGGACGAAATCTGTTTTCGCTGGTACGGGCGCACGCAGCAGGTTGTTGAACTGGTTTATGCAGCAAACACCGGCCTCGCTGAGATGGGGCCGGTACTGCCCCACGGTTACGCCGTTGAGCTGCCTGAACTGTCCGAGTCGTCAACGAGCGAAACGCTCAACCTGTGGGACTGAGAATGGAAAAAAACAGCTCAATTCTGAGTTACATCGTCGGACTGCTGATGATGTGGCTGAGCCGCCACACTATTCAGGACATTGCCTTTATGGTCGGCACGGTAGTTGCCCTGACCACGCTGGCGCTGAACGTGGCGAGCTTTTTTATCAACTGGCATTACCGGCGCAAAACCTTCCGGCTGCTTGAACAGCGTCAGCCTGACGACGGGGTGAGCAATGAACTCCTTCGCTAAACGCTGCGCCGTGGTTGCCGTGCTGGCCTTTGCCACGCTGTTGCCAAAATTTCAGACGCTGAAAACGTCTAGCGATGGTCTGGCGCTGATTGCGAACGCTGAAGGCTGTCGAACCTCGCCTTATCAGTGCAGCGCAGGTGTCTGGACAAATGGGATCGGCCACACCCTGGGCGTAACGCCCGCCAGTCAGATCAGCGAACAGCAGGCGGCTGTAAACCTGATCGATGACGTTATCCGCGTTGAGCGTGGCCTTGCGCAGTGCATGCCGGTGGCGATGCCGCAGCGGGTGTATGACGCTGCCGTGTCATTCGGATTTAACGTCGGCGTGCGGGCTGTCTGCCGGTCTACCTTTGCCAGATACATCAACGCACTCCACTGGCAGGCGGCGTGCAACGAGCTGCGGCGCTGGGTGTATGTGGATGGGAAAGTTAATCGTGGGCTGCAGAACCGCCGGGCAACCGAGACGGCTTACTGCCTGAAGGGGCTGCAATGATCCGTTTCCTCTTCATCCTGCCTGCCCTGTTGCTTGCGGGGCTGGGGGCAGCCTGCTGGCAACTGAGCACCACGAAAACGGAGCTGACCAGCGCCAAGCGGATTATCGGCACGTTGTCTGCCGGGATTGAAAGCCGGGACAAAGCCATTGCCCGGATGAATGACGAGGCAAAAGAGGGGCAAATACGCGAAGCTAAACTGCGGCTGATGCAGGGCCGGGCCAGTACCTCTGCCCTTAACCGTGAACTGCAAATACAGAGAGAAACCGATGCGAGCGAAGACCTTCGCGGCTGGTCTGCTGCTGTCCTGCCTGAGGATGTTATCCGGCTGCACAGTCGCCCCGCCTTCAGTAGCGCCCGAGATTATCTGGACTGGCTGTCCGCGCGTGACAAGCTGCCCGTTCCCGGCAAACAGCCTGCAAACGCAGGGCGATCTGGCGGCTGATAACCGCCGGTTGGAGGCTGCGCTCGCATCGTGCGGGCTGCAGATTGAAATCATCAAAGACTGCCAGGAGGAACACGATGTTAAAGCCAGCCCAGCTGCGAAAGGTACTGACCGACTGCGTGCCGCATCTGCAGATAAATCCTGACAGCCTGAATATGTTCGTGGACAGCGGGCGCATTGTCTCAACGCTTGCCGCTTCGCTGTCCTTTGAGGATCAGTATCAGCTCAATCTCGTTATCACCGATTATCCCGGTAACGTTGATTTGCTGATTGTGCCGGTACTGGCCTGGCTGCGTCAGAATCAGCCCGATATTATGGCAACCGAAGACAAGCGCAGGACGGGCTTCACACATGAGGTGGATATAATCAGCGACACCCTGATCGATATCAGTATTAAGCTGCAGCTCACCGAGCGCGTGATTGTACGGCAGGTGGATAGCGCCCTGCACGTTGACCGCGTGCCTGAGCCGCCGCTGCCTGATAACGATGATGCACCCAAACAGCTCTTTCTTGCCGGTCAGCTGATCAGTGAGTGGCAGTAATGGACGGGCTGCAAGCTTTTGATGACCGCCTGTCGGCACTGATTAACAACCTCTCCCCGCAGTCGCGTAAACAGATGGCCGCTGCCATTGCGAAACGCCTGCGTGCCAGTCAGCAACAGAACATTAAACGCCAGCAGGCGCCGGACGGCACCCCGTACAAACCCCGCAAGCGCCAACCCCTGCGCGGCAAAAAAGGCCGGGTAAAGCGTGAGATGTTCACGAAACTCCGTACCGCAAAAAACCTCAAGGCGAAAGGCAACAGCGATGATGCTGCCGTGCAGTTTACCGGGAACGTGCAGCGCATGGCCCGCGTGCATCATTACGGGCTACGGGATAGGGCAAGCCGGGGCGGCAAAGAGGTGCAGTATGAGGCCCGCCCGCTTCTGGGTTTCAATGAGGCCGATATTGAAATGATTGAGCGCGAAGTGATTGCCCGCTTGGGCAATTAATTTGAAGTGATCAATTCACATCTATACCTTTTATATTAAGCACAACCGACTGGTACTTATCAGGGGCTGGGGCATCTTGCCCCTCTACCCTTTCGCGGCTGAATACATCGATCATATATCCATCTTTATCGTGGCGTGTATTTATGATGCATCTTCTGTCGCGTGGGAACTCCACCAATGCCATATGGTTAACTTCTAAAATCTCCCTATCAACCCTTTGGCAATATATACCATCATAAATGCACTCTTCAACATGCTCACACAAAATGAATGACAATGAGCAGACTGAACAAACTCCAATGCTTTCAATCATCCCAGGACTGTTAAACAAAGCATGCTTAGGGAATAGAAGGTTTGCAAAATTTTCTGTGGTCATGTAAAGCCCATCCAATCCGTGACTTTCACCCTCATTTATCGGTGGATATTTCTTCATAAAGCTTGTGCATACTTTAAGATAATCTTCTGCATCAATCAATGAAGCCCATGCTTTATGGTTATCTTCTTCCTTTAAATACAAAACAACTTTATATAAAGAAAGCAATGAGGAAAGGACGCATTGGAAATAAAGGATTTTGTCAGCTCCATGACCATACCCTCTTTCAATGGCTTGTTGCTTATATTGTTTAATGCCTCCAATTGAAAAAGTTAAAGCTTCAATCCATCTCCTCACAATTATTTTCGATGTAGTGATCTGCAAATCATTAAAGGCGTCCTTAGACACCTCCGTAACTTCCAGCTCAATATCATCTAAATTAACTTTTTTACTTCCCATTAATTACTCCTTTTAGGACTGACTTGATTTCTTTTAAACCTTCCACTCCCCCTTCATAACTTAACTCTGTTTTCTTTGTTTCGTTGGATTCTTCGCAAATAATCCTCAAGCGCACCAATGCAGCTTCATCTTTTTTTGTTATTCTAGTTGCACAAATCTTAACGGCATCAATTATTAAGTCAAATATGTCAGGGTTGTTTTGGACTATGTTTGCAGCTAAATAGAGAATTGGACCAAACCATTCACTACTTCTTTGCTCGATTAAGGCTTTGGGCGGGGTCAAAAATTCAACTGGCAGGGTATTTTTTAGTTCTTTGTGAAAACTTAGCGCAGTTGAAGTATAAGCTGAATCTTCTAATGAGTGCCAAAATGTATCTGGGATAATGAGCACACTTTGCACTGCGTCTTTATCAATAGCTAACTCGCAGGGTTTCATTTCAATTTTCATTTTATTAAGCCTTCAATTGTTGACGAAAGTACTCTTATAGCATTTCAAAGGAAAGGTTGTGTAGTGTGCCAGCAACATCATTTCACTGTAATGCGTAGCCAATTTCAAGTCATCATAATGTGATGAACAGTGAAAATTTTGCAGAAATCCAGCGCTTGCTGCGCAACCTAATCCGCATCGGAACCGTCACCTCCGTTGATTTAGACGGCGGGCTTTGTCGCGTGCAGACCGGAGCAAATGAAACCGACTTGCTCAACTGGCTGACATCAAGTGCCGGGCGGGTAAGGCGCTGGCATGCGCCGTCTGTTGGTGAGCAGGTTCTTATTCTGTCGCTTGGCGGTGAGCTGGATTCCGCGTTTGTACTGCCCGGCATTTTTTCCGACGAACACCCGGCGCCCTCAGCCTCTGCCGACGCTGTTCACATCAGCTTTCCTGACGGCGCGGTGATTGAGTACGAGCCGGAAACCGGAGCGCTCACCGCAACGGGCATGCAAACCGCCACGGTGCAGGCGGCTGAATCGGTCAGCGTGACGACAAAGGTTGTGCTTGTTACTGCCAGCGAAAAAATCACCCTTGATACGCCAGTGGTTGAATGCACCAACCTCTTAAAGACTGCAACTCTTGAAGTAACCAAAGGGGGCAAAATGACTGGCAATGTTGAACATAGCGGCGGCAGCTTAAGCTCTAACGGCGTTATCGTTGACCATCACGATCATGGTGGCGTGCAGCGCGGCGGCAGTAGAACGGACGGCCCGCAATGAGCCGTGTAACCTATACCGGCATGCAGCGCGATACCGGCGAAAGCGTGGATGATCTGGCGCACATCAGTCAGTCGGTACGTGACATTCTCACCACCCCCGTTGGCTCACGGGTGATGCGCCGCACCTATGGCTCGCTGCTATCTGCACTTATCGACCAGCCCAATAATCCCGCGCTGCGCCTGCAGATAATGTCTGCCTGCTATATCGCGCTGCTGCAGTGGGAGCCGCGTATTGAACTGACCGCAATCAGTTATGAATCCACCTTTGACGGCAAGATGACGGTTGATATCACCGGCAACCGCACCGGCACGTCAGGCAACTTTAACCTCTCCATTCCAGTGAGCTGAGATTATGGCAACCATAGACCTGAGCCAGTTACCCGCGCCGGATATCGTTGAGGAGCTGGACTATGAAACCTTGCTGGCAGAGCGCAAGAGCACGCTGATCTCTCTTTACCCCGCTGACAAACAGGAGGCCATTGCCCGCACGCTCACGCTTGAATCTGAACCGATCGTGAAGCTGCTGGAAGAGAATGCTTATCGTGAGGTCATCCTGCGCCAGCGGGTAAATGAAGCCGCCCGGGCGGTCATGGTGGCTTATTCAACGGGGGCTGACCTTGATCAGCTCGGGACCAACAATGGCGTTGAGCGACTGATACTGACTCCGGCAGATGACATCACAATCCCGCCAACAGCGGCGGTGCTGGAAAACGACGATGATTTTCGCATGCGTATCCCGGAAGCCTTTGAAGGGATGAGCGTGGCCGGGCCGACCGGCGCTTACGAATATCACGCGAAAAGTGCCGACGGACGCGTGGCTGATGCCTCGGCTATCAGCCCGTCACCGGCCAACGTAACGATCACCATTCTTTCACGCGAGAACACCGGCACAGCGGGTGATGACCTGCTGGCCATTGTTGATAAGGCGCTGAACGATGAAGACGTGCGCCCGGTAGCTGACCGCGTGCGGGTGCAGTCGGCAGAAATCGTTGAATACAGCATTGATGCCACGCTTTATCTCTATCCGGGACCGGAGAGCGAACCCATTCGCGCCGCTGCCGAGGCGAAGCTTGCCGCTTTTGTCACGGCGCAGGTGCGGCTCGGGAGGGATATCCGCAAGTCTGCGATCTATGCCGCGTTGCATGTTGAGGGCGTGCAGCGCGTTGAGCTGGCTGCGCCTGCAGATGACGTGGTGCTCGACAAAGCCCAGGCCGCGTACTGCACCGGTTACGTGATTAACGTGGGGGGTTCAGATGAGTGATCGCCTGCTGCCGGTTGGCTCGTCGGTGCTGGAAGTGGCGGCTGCTGAAGCCTGCGCCCTGATTGAGGAAATTCCCGTACCGCTGCGCAGGCTGTGGAACGCGCAGACCTGCCCCCTGCCGCTGCTGCCGTATCTGGCCTGGGCGTGGTCCGTGGACCGCTGGGACCAGGGCTGGTCAGAATCCACCAAGCGCAGCGTTGTTGCCGCCTCAGAATATGTCCACCGCCACAAAGGCACCATCGGATCGCTGCGCCGCGTGGTTGAGCCACTGGGCTATCTCATCCGCATTGTGGAGTGGTGGCAGACAAACGAGGAGCCAGGCACGTTCCGGCTTGATGTGGGGGTACTGGATACCGGCATCACCGAGGAAATGTATAACGAGCTGGAAAGGATGATTGCAGACGCAAAGCCCTGCAGTCGTCACCTGATCGGCCTGTCCATCAACCTTGATGCTACCGGGGCGCTTCCCGTGGCGGCGGCCTGTTACACCGGCGATGAGCTGACCGTTTATCCCTACCTTTCTGAAACCATCACCGTCAGCGGGCCGGGTTATTCCGGCGCGGCGGTTCACATTATTGATAACCTGAGAGTGAACGCATGACCGTAAAATATTATGCGCTGCTGACCAATATCGGCGCAGCCAAGCTGGCAAATGCCGCCGCCCTCGGCACTAAACTGCAAATTACGCAGATGGCGGTTGGGGATGGCGGCGGCACGTTACCAACCCCGAACGCCAGCCAGACCACACTGATTGGTGAAAAGCGACGGGGACCGTTAAATCAGCTCAGTATTGACGCTGCCAACAGTAGCCAGATTATTGCCGAACAAATTATCCCGGAGAGTGACGGTGGTTTCTGGATCCGGGAGATTGGCCTTTTTGATGCCGACGGCACGCTTATTGCCGTGGCTAACTGCGCGGAAACTTATAAGCCGCAGCTGCAAGAAGGCAGTGGGCGGACGCAGACTGTGCGACTCATCCTTATCGTAAACAGCACGGATGCCGTCACGCTGAAGATTGACCCCTCCGTTGTGCTGGCAACGCGGCAGTATGTCGACAGCGCTGTGATTGAGGTTAAGGCTTACGCTGACAAGGCGCTGGCTGCGCACGTTGCGGCCGCCAATCCGCACAATCAATACCTCCAGACGTCCAGCGCGCTGTCAGAAATAAAAGAGGCGGGGCTGGTTGCCGATGCGCTGAAAAATCTTGGTCTGGGCAATGGCTCTGCGTTACCCATCGGGGTACCCGTTCCGTGGCCTCTGGCCGCAGCGCCAGACGGCTGGCTGAAATGCAATGGCGCTGCATTCAGCGCCGCAAGTTATCCGGTACTGGCAAAAGCATACCCGGCCCTGAAGCTACCTGATTTGCGCGGTGAGTTTATTCGTGGCTGGGATGACGGACGCGGGGTCGATGGTTCACGGATTTTAATCTCGGCTCAGTCTCCAACGACAATCCGCACGGCGGCGCTGGACTATTATGGCGCTGACGCAACGACGACCAACGGCACAATTGGAACCGCATTCAGTCAGGCAGATAGCGTAACAAGTTCGCAGCCTGCTGATGCTAAATCTCCGGCAAACGGCGCTCTGGGGGCAATTCTTAATGACAACAGTATGTATGCTGAACAAAAGCAGGGTGGGGTTATCACTACAAGTCAGTGGATTTCTGTTCGCCCACGCAACGTGGCATTTAACTACATTGTGAGGGCCGCGTAATGGCGAAAGTAACGTTTGATAAGGATGGCCTGGCTAAAGCGTCTGGCACGCTGACGGTGTATAGCTATGATGCGAAAACCGGAGAATACACCGGTACCAATGAAGAGTATTTAGCGTCGGGCGTCGGCATCCCGGCCAATGCATGCACCGTTGCCCCGCCAGAAGCTGGACAGGGGAAAGTCGCGGTATTTAATGACCGCAGCTGGCTGTTGGTTGCGGATCACCGCGGCGAAACGATTTATTCGACGAAAGACGGCCAGCCCGCTGTCGTTACTGAAACAGGTGACTACCCTGAAAACACAACCGTCTTAGCGCCACTCACCGTGTTTGATGTGTGGGACGGTAACGAATGGGTGACCGATGCCGCTGCTCAGTCCGCCGCTCAGGTCCGGGAAGCCGACGCCAAAAAGGCCAGCCTGATTGCCGTAGCCAACGAGACGACTCAGGCATGGCAGGCGCAGCTGATGCTCGGCATCATTAACGATGCAGATAAAGCCGCGCTAACTGAATGGATGAAATACATACAAAAGGTGCAGGGCACCGCCACGGCATCCGCCCCGGATATCACCTGGCCGCAGCAGCCAGAATAAAGTCCATTCATCCCCGTTCGCGGGGATTGTTTTATCTTTCGTCCTGCCAGCGACCAGCAAACCCTAACCGCATGCGTCCGCCCGCATCACTTGTCATCCTGAGCGCACCCAATTTACGGAGTGCATCAGATGTCTGATTATCATCATGGTGTCCGGGTCGTCGAAATCAACGACGGCACGCGCACCATTTCCACCGTCTCCACCGCAATCGTCGGGCTGGTCTGTACCGCCGAGGATGCGGATGTGACCGCGTTCCCGTTAAACACGCCTGTACTGTTAACTAACGTACTGTCTGCCATCGGCAAGGCCGGTAAGAAAGGCACGCTGGCAGCATCTTTGCAGGCGATTGCTGACCAGGCTAAACCCGTCACCGTTGTGGTGCGCGTGGCTGAAGGCGCGACCAATGCGGAAACCATCTCCAATGTCATCGGCACCACCGACGAAAACGGCCAGTACACCGGCATGAAGGCGTTGCTGAGTGCGCAGACCCAACTCGACGTTAAGCCGCGCATTCTCGGCGTGCCGGGCCTCGACTCGCTGGAGGTTGCGACCGCGCTTGCCAGTATTGCGCAGCAGCTGCGCGCCTTCGCCTACGTTTCCGCGTGGGGCTGTAAAACCATTTCGGACGCAATGAAGTATCGCGAGAACTTCAGCCAGCGCGAGCTGATGGTTATCTGGCCGGACTTTATCGCATGGAACACCACCGCCAACGCCTCAGAAACCGCATACGCCACCGCGCGTGCGCTGGGCCTGCGCGCCAAAATCGACAATGACACCGGCTGGCACAAAACCCTGTCCAACGTCGGCGTTAACGGCGTGACCGGCATCTCGGCGTCAGTGTTCTGGGATCTGCAGCAGGTGGGTACTGATGCTGACCTGCTGAATCAGGCCGAAGTCACCACGCTTATCCGCAAAGACGGTTTCCGCTTCTGGGGCAACCGTACCTGCAGTGATGATCCGCTGTTTGCCTTTGAAAACTACACGCGCACCGCGCAGGTTATCGCTGACACGATGGCAGAGGCGCACATGTGGGCAAACGACAAGCCGATGACGCCAACGCTTGTGAAAGACATTATCGCGGGCATCAACGCCAAGCTGCGCGAAATGGTGACTGCCGGCTACCTGATCGGCGGCAGCTGCTGGTATGACGATACCGCCAACGATAAGGACACCCTCAAAGCGGGCAAGCTCTTTATTGACTATGACTACACGCCAGTGCCGCCGCTGGAAGACCTCACCCTGCGCCAGCGCATCACCGACAGCTATCTGGTGAACTTCGCTGCCGCCGTTAACAGCTAAGGAGCCTGACCCATGGCACTGCCAAAGAAACTGAAGTACCTGAATCTTTTCAACGATGCGAACAGCTATCAGGGCGTTGTGACCTCGATCACTTTGCCAAAGCTCGCCCGCAAGCTGGACCCGTTCCGGGGCGGCGGCATGAACGGCGCGGCGCATATTGATAACGGCCTGGAAGATGACGCCCTCGATCTGGAATGGACGATTGGCGGCATTGATGACCTGGTGCTGACGCAGTGGGGAGCCGGTGACGTGCCGCTGCGCTTCGCAGGCTCTTACCAGCGGGACGACACCGCCGAGACGGTGGCTGTTGAAGTGGAGATGCGCGGCAAGCATCAGCAGTTTGATTTTGGCGAAGCCAAACAGGGCGAGGACACAGAAACCAAAATCACCACCAAGTGCACCTATTACAAAATCACCTGGAACGGTAAAGAGCTGATCGAGATCGATACCGTGAACATGATTGAGAAGGTAAACGGCACTGACCGGCTGGAGCAGCACCGCAAAAACATCGGCCTCGTTTAATCCCGGCACCGGCGCTGCGGCGCTGGTCCTTTTTTCTGAACAACAAACCTGAGAACTGAAATGGAAAACAAAGAAAACGTCGTTACCCTGGAGACCCCGATTACCCGTGGCGATCTGGTTATTTCAAGCATTGAGCTTATCAAGCCCAACTCCGGCGCACTGCGTGGCACGCGCCTTGCTGACCTTGCGGGCTCGGACGTGGACGCGCTGATCACCGTGCTGCCCCGCATCACCATTCCCGCACTGACCAAAGCTGACTGCGCCGCACTGGACCCGGTTGATTTGATTGTGATCGCTGGCAAGGTGATTGGTTTTTTGTCGCCGAAATCGGAAGAGTAAACTGGCCTGCCGGTCTGACGGTCAATGACCTGATGGCCGACATTGCCACGATATTCCACTGGCCCCCCTCTGAACTGTACGACCTGCCGCTGGCTGAGCTTCTCGACTGGCGGCACAAAGCAATGATCCGTAGCGGAGTAACCCCAGATGAGTAATAACCTGAAGCTGCAGGTGCTGCTCAAGGCCGTGGACCAGGCGACCCGGCCTTTTAAGGCAATCCAGACCGCAACAAAATCCCTTTCTGGCTCAATTCGTGAAACGCAGGCGAACATCAAGGCTCTTGATCAGCAGGCTGCGAAAATTGACGGTTTCAGAAAGGCCAGTGCGCAGCTTGCCGTCACTCAGCGCGCACTTAAGGATGCAAAAGACGAAGCGGCCGCGCTGGCGCTGGCATTCAAAAACACGGTGCGTCCAACAACTGCGCAGGCCCGCGCACTGGAAGCCGCAAAACGCGCTGCCGCGGAACTGCAGACTAAATCAAACAGCCTGCGCCTGTCCGTGCAGCAGCAGCGCGAAGCGCTTAATACGGCTGGCATATCTACTAAAAATCTGAGCAGTGAACAGCAACGCCTCAAAACAAACTCAGCACAGGCCACCGTATCACTCAGCCGTCAGAAGATGGAGCTGCAGCGACTCAGCCAGCAACAGGAAAAGCTTAACCGCATCAGCGAACGATACCGTTCCGGGCAGGAACTGGCGGGTAAGGTGCGCAATTCCGGCGCGGCTGCAGTCGGTGCCGCAACCGTGGGCGGAGTGGCCGGTACGGCACTGCTAAGACCAGGTTATGACTTTGCGCTGTCCAACTCGACCCTGCAGGCAACGCTTGGCCTTGATAAGACCTCGCCCGAGTTTCAGTCACTGAGAACTCAGGCCAGACAGATTGGGGATAATACCGCCGCATCGGCTGGCGACGCGGCCAATGCACAGATCATCATCGCTAAAGCTGGCGGCAACGTTGACGACATTAAAGCGGCGACTCCGGTCACGCTGAATATGTCACTCGCCAACAACCGCACGATGGAAGAAAGTGCCAAGCTGCTGATGAGTACCAAAAGCGCCTTTGGTATGGCTAACAGTGAAGTCGCGCACCTGGGCGATGTGATTTCAACAACGCTGAACAAAACCGCAGCAGACTTTGACGGGCTTAGTGATGCCCTTACGTATATTGCGCCAGTAGCGAAAAATGCGGGCGTGAGCGTTGAGCAGACCACGGCAATCATTGGCGCCCTGGCTAAAGATGGTATTACCGGCAGCATGGCAGGAACCGGAGCCAGGGCGATGTTGTCACGCCTGCAGGCACCCACCGGTCAGGCATACAGCGCAATTAAAGAGCTGGGCGTAAAGACAGCCGACAGCAAAGGAAATATGCGGCCCTTCTTCACCATTCTGAAGGAAATGCAGGGATCCTTTGATAAAAATAAACTCGGTACCGCACAGCGCGCCGAGTACATGAAAACCATCTTTGGTGAGGAAGCATCTGCGTCTGCGGCCACGCTGATGCGCGCAGCATCAAACGGCATGCTCGACGGTCTGACCAAAACCTTCCAGGGCTCAAATGGGAGCACTGAGAAACTGGTCAAGGTACAGCAGGACAACCTCGGCGGCGACTTTAAGGAGTTTCAGTCAGCCAGTGAGGCAATTGGTACTGATCTGTTTGATGAGCTTGACACCAGTCTGCGTGCACTGACTCAGGAAACGACCAAGTTTCTGCTGAAGGTAGATAACTGGATACAGAAAAACCCGGCTCTGGCGGGAGGCATTGCAAAAGCGGCAACGGTTGGCCTTATCCTGGTCGGCGCCTTTGGTGCCCTTGCGCTGGCGGCATGGCCGGTCATGTTGGGAATCAATGCCCTGATCGCCGGGGCTGGCCTGTTGGGTACAGCGTTCACGGTTGTTGGAGGGCTGATAACGGGCGCTCTGGGTGCAATCACTTTCCCGGTTATCGCCGTTGTTGCCGCCGTGGTGTCCGGGGCGCTGCTTATCCGTAAATACTGGGAACCGATAAAGGCTTTCATTGGGGGTGTGGCTGAAGGATTTACTGCCGCTGCCGGGCCAATCAGTGATTCATTCAGCAGTCTGAAGCCGGTATTCAATTGGGTGACGGATAAAGTTAAAGAGCTTTGGGACTGGTTTGGAAAATTGCTGGAGCCGGTGAAGTCAACGCAGGCAGAGCTTGCCACTGCCGGGGATATGGGTAAAAAGTTTGGCAACATGCTGGCAGAAGGTCTGAAAATTCCCGGACAGGCGCTCGATCAGCTGAGAAGCGGGATCGATTGGGTGCTGGAAAAGCTGGGCATTATTGATACTAAATCAGACGGACTGAAAGACAAAGTGCCATCACCTGACACAGTGGCGACCGGCGGCGCGGGAATGGTGGCTGACGGGTTGCAGCGTAATATCGCACTGGGCGGCGCAGCTTACCGGCCAGTCACGGCACCTGCTGCCAATGGCGGGTATAGCGATCAGAGTCAAAACAGCTATCAGTACGATATTCACATGCATCCGGGTATGTCCAAAGATGATGCCCTGGCTCTTATGGCGCAACATCAGGAGCGGCAGCAGCGAAAGACTCAGGCTCAACAACGTAGCCGCATGGGATGGGAGGATTAATCATGATGATGGTATTCGGCATGATGGTGTTTATGCGTCAGACCCTGCCCTATCAGGAAATGCAGCGCAGCGTTAATTACCGCTGGCCCTCTAACAGCCGCGTTGGCCTGCGCCCATCTTCGCAGTTTATTGGCGTTGGTGATGAAAAAATAACGTTGTCGGGAGAGCTACGCCCTGAAATTACCGGCGGCACGGTTTCCCTTCTGGTCTTAAAGGTAATGGCTGATGAGGGGCGGGCATGGCCCCTGATTGGCGGGAACGGCACGATTTATGGCATGTATGTGGTCGAGGACTTTTCAGAGACTCACCGTGATTTCTTTTCGGATGGCTTAGCCAGGAACATCAGCTTTACCGTCAATCTGAAGCGAGTTGATGAATCGCTTATCTCAATGTTTGGGGATCTGAAAAAGCAGGCTGACGGGCTGATTAGCGGTGTTGGCAATCTGCAGAGCCAGATTAATTCTGCAGCCAGCAGCGCGCTGTCAGGGCTGGGAGGGATTCTCGGATGATAACCGGTTTACCTGTAGGGGCTGGCGCTCAACTGACCCCTGATTTCCTGCTGACTATTGGCAATAAAGATATAACGGCAAATATCCGGCCTCGCCTGATCTCACTCTCACTGACGGATAATCGGGGATTTGAAGCCGATCAGCTTGATATTGAACTGGATGATGCGGACGGCCAAATGCAGCTACCGGCTCGGGGGGCGGTCATAACTCTGGCGCTTGGCTGGGAAAGCTCGGCGCTGATCGGTAAAGGCAGTTTTACCGTTGATGAGGTGGAGCACCACGGCGCACCCGATACGCTGACCATCAGGGCGCGGAGCGTAGATTTTCGCGGCACGCTTAACTCCCGTCGTGAAAACTCTTATCACGATATTACCCTTGGCGAAATTGTCAGCCAGATTGCAGAGCGCAATCAGCTCAAGGCGATGGTTGCTGACGGGCTGGCGAAAATCAAAATCAGCCATATCGATCAGACTCAGGAAAATGATGCGAAATTCCTGACCCGACTGGCAACGCTGAACGGTGCGGTTGCCGCCATTAAGGCGGGTAAACTGCTTTTTATCAAGCCGGGAAACGGATTAACTGCCAGCGGCAAGCCCATCCCTCAAATGACTATAACGCGTCAGGACGGCGACCGGCACAGTTTCAGCATTGCAGATCGCGGGGCTTATACCGGCGTAACTGCAAGCTGGCTGCATACGAAAGATCCAAAGCCAAAAAAGGTGAAGCTGCAGAGAAAGAAAAAAGAGCAGCACCTGCGTGCGCTGCAACATCCAAAGGCAGTTAAATCCAAAGCCGCTTCAACAAAAGTGCCTGAAGCAAAAGAGGGAGATTATCTGGCAGGGTCTGAGGATAATGTCTTTGCCATTACCACTGTTTACAGCACTAAAGCGGCGGCAATGCGGGCAGCACAGGCTAAGTGGGAAAAGTTGCAGCGCGGCGTTGCGGAGTTTTCGATAACCCTGGCTATGGGCCGCGCGGACCTATACCCGGAAACGCCTGTTGCAGTTAGGGGGTTCAAATCGGTGATCGATGCGCAGCCGTGGATAATCAGCAAGGTGATTCATAACTTAGGGGATAATGGCTACACAACGAGTCTTGAATTTGAGGTGCTTTTGTCGAACGTAGAATATGAAGAAGAAGATTCTTAAACTATAAATTGCAAACACAAACTTGATTATGCAAAATGCGCATGATCCCGTTGCGCTTAATACATTCAGGTTGGTGAACACATGATGCATTGCCCTTTGTGCCAGAACGCTTCTCATGCCAGATCTAGCCGTTACATCTCAAAAGAGACAAAAGAACGGTATCATCAATGTCAAAATATTAACTGCGGCTGCACTTTTAAATCACATGAAAGCATTGCAGGTATCATCATGCACCCAGGACAAGTAACCAAAGCACCACCCCACCCTGAGCGTGGCCAATCGCAATTACCCTGGCTTTAAACTATCCCGCTTCGGCGGGTTTTTCATGTATGAATTCTGAAAAACAAACATTGAATGCTGTATTTACATACAGTATTTTTATGGTTTTTACACTCAGGTTTTATCATGGCTATCAGAAAACAATCAGACGGCAAATGGCTTTGCGATTTCTATCCAAATGGCCGTGAGGGTAAGCGCATCAGAAAGAGCTTCAAGACTCGCGCTGAGGCATTAGCATTTGAACGTTATCAGGTCGAGGAGACCAAAGCTAAACCCTGGCTTGGCGAGAAAGAAGATCGCCGTAAACTCAGCGAACTTATAACCCTGTGGTACAAATTACATGGCTGCTCTCTGGGTGATAAAAAAGGCCGGCTCGGCAAGCTCAATATAATTTGTAGGGGATTGGGTGATCCAGTTGCAACCACCATCACCGCAAAGGATTGGGCGCATTACAGAGAAAGGCGTCTAAGCGGCCAGATTGAGAACGGCTATAAAACCAGTGAGAAATCTCTCAAGGTCAAAGTGGGTACGGTAAATCGTGAGCATTGTTTTTTACGTGCAGTCTTTAACGAACTGGAACGCCTGGGTGAGATCACCTACCCTAACCCGCTCAAAAATATTCGTGAGTTTGACGAACCTGAAAAGGAAATGTCCTGG